ACGAGGTAGCACTTTTGCGTAACAAGTGGCTTGGCATTATGAAGGGTCTTGATAGCAAGCAATGGCAACTAGGCCATATCGTTCGCCTGCGTACTGCGGGTATGGAAGACGTTACGGTCTCCTGATGACACAGGTGGTGCATTTAATCAACGCCTACCTTACAACACAAAACTACTACCTAGATAGTAAACCAAAAATATTTATAAATTCATACGCAACTATTATAAATTTTGTATATCAAGGCAGTGATGTAGAAGTTTGTATATACAATTCTACTTTTATAAAATTAAAAATTGATAATATACCTTATGCTATTTGTGATAGTATAAAAACATTTCGTGGCGAAATGGATAAACTGTACACACTACGTTATCAATAATGGGCTAATAAAGTTTGACACAATATATAGACCTTTGTACACTACATGTTGTGATAAATTTAAGGAGAGGTTAATGAAAATTCGCACCAAAGCTTTTTTACAAATTACTGTGGCTATAGGTATAATGACAGGTATAGCCTACGGACTTGAATACCTTTCGCCTAAGTATGGATTCATAATCTATACTGGCATGGTAGCAGCCTATATCTTGTATTGTTTGTTTAATATTCGCGTAAGTCAATTGGAATACGAACAAAATCGAATAATTGATGAATTAAAGAAATAGTATCGTTTTATAGCCCCAGGGCAGCTTATAGTGCTATATTGCTATACATTTAAGCAGAACCGCTTATATCCAGGCCTATTAGGTCCTAGACGGCTACTTAAGTTATTGATTTATAAAGGTTTATAGTTCTTGACCTAGGCCTAGTGTGGGCGCATACTATCTATACAGTTGATTTACGGAGTTTTTATGTCTATCAAGTATTATGGTATGTTTACAGACGCAGGTAATGCTCTTGTAATGGGCGTAGTTGAGACCGCAAAACGAGCGGAACTTGACTGGGACCAAGTCATGGACTTACTCTATGATTTGGGCACACTTGATGGGTTTGAAGAGGCTACGGATACTGATGTCCGCGAGGCTGTTTATATGGAGTTGTCAAATGGACAATAATCGTCACGGTGGTCCCTATGATCGGGGCAGGGCTGATAGTTATTATCAGCGTGGTTTTCGTCCGCACTATTTTGTAGGTGGTACTTACAATTCTGAGGAAATCGGTCAGGATCGCATGACCCTTCAGGAGTGTGAGGAATATACTAGGGGTTATAGAGACAATCAGGCATCTGGTAACTTCAAGGATTGGGGCTAACAGACATTCTAAGTCGTTGATTTTCTTGGAATTTAAGTTCTTGAACTAGGATATGTTTTTTTGTATACTAGTATAGTTGATTAATTATTAACGGAGTATTTTATGTCAGTTGTTCTTGTTAAGAATGGGTCGTATCGCGGCATTCCCGTAATTAATACCCAGTTTACTTTAGTTAAGGGTTTTCAGACAGGCAAGAAGGGTAACTACATTACAGTACGTAATGAGGGTAACTTCCCGATTGCTATTGATGTAGTCAAGATTAAGGTTCAAGATCAGCACGACTTTGAGTTTATAGGTGCAAATTTACCTGCAAATGTTAGTCAGTTTATCTCGGCCCCTGTTGTTCAAGAAACTGATGACGAGGCAATGAACCGCATTGCTACACGCTTTTCGATTTTGGACGAAATGGCACGTGCTACTACTAATGGCGGCATTCGCGCAATGATCGTTAGTGGTCCCCCAGGTGTTGGTAAAAGTTTTGGAGTCGAGCAGCAACTTGAAAAGGCAAGTATGTTTGATCGTCTTGCTGGGCGAACACTTAAGTATGAGATTATAAAAGGTGCTATGACAGCACTGGGTCTCTATGCTACATTGTTCAAGCACAGTGATAAAAATCACGTACTGGTATTTGACGATTGTGACAGTATTCTTATGGACGATCTCTCATTGAATATTCTCAAGGCTGCGCTTGATAGCGGCAAGCGTCGGCGTATTTACTGGAACAGTGATAGCAGTATGTTACGTCGAGAGGGTATTCCCGACGCATTTGATTTCAATGGATCGGTAATCTTTATTTCCAACATAAAGTTTGATCATCTTAAGTCTAAGAAGTTGCAGGATCACTTGGAAGCACTACAGTCGCGCTGTCACTTTTTAGACTTGACTATTGATACTGAGCGTGACAAGTTATTGCGTATAAAGCAGGTACATCGTGATACTGATGGTGGTCTGTTCCGTGATTATTACTTTGAAACGGACGAAGGTGATCAGGTCATGAAGTTCATGTGGGACAACAAATCTAAGTTGCGTGAGTTGAGTATGCGTATGGCTCTAAAAATTGCAGATTTGATAAAGATTAGTCCTACTAACTGGCGTGCGCTTGCTGAGAATACTGTAATGAAGCGGGTCTGATACTCCGTTGCCCGCTCGGGGTCGAGGGTCGAAAGACCCTCTTTCCTTTATTTGTAATACATTAAATTATATAATAACAATATGCTAATTAAAGAAGAAGTGTTGTCATATCTTACTAAAGGATACATCCACGTAAGTAAAAAGGATTACCTTTTTTTTCATAATTTACAAAAATTTATTGAACAAGGAAAAAATATTACAACAAGACAGAATGAATTGTTTGATAAACTATTGTCTAAGTATCAAAGACAATTTAAAAAACAAAATCTTGATGGAACTTATTTAAAAAAACTAAATTGGAAAACTAAAGTAGTTCCTACTGATCCATTGCTTTTAATACCAACAATATCATTAATAGAAAATTTTATAGTCATTAAGGCTCCCTATAATAAAAAGTTTGCATCATCCTTCTCTTATAAACGTCTTGTATTCAATAATTTTAAATGGGATAAAATTAACAAAAAATATTTTGCTGAATTTAATACAGTTAATTTAAAATTAGCTTATTCTAAAGTTAAAGAATGTTTCAAAGAATTTAAACTATGTCCAAACTTGCAAGATATTGTTAATGAATTAAATGACTATAGTACAAAGGTATGGCAACCTACTCTTATGAAAAATTGCGACCATCTATACGTCAGTGCAATAAATGAATACCTATATGATGCATTGACTGATGTTAATTTTGAATTTAATTTGGCATCCATATACGAAATTACAAAATTTGGTGTAAAGGTTGATAGTAAGATTTTAAACAATGAAATCTTGACTAAATTTCTAAATAACCACGAAGTTATTTTGAATTTTATAGAAGTAGAAACAATTATTGCAAATCTTAAAAGTTTTGGAATAAACAAAGTGTACATACAAAGTAATTCGAATAGTTTTTTAAAAAACTCTAGTCACAAAATTTTGGAACTTTTAGACCAATACGAAATCAAATTCGAGTTGTTGAAAGTAAATTATGAACCAAAAGTTTATGTTCCCAATTCTCTTTCAATACGATTGAGTAAATCAATTATGACCCATAGTAACATTTTGAGTGATAAAGTAATAGTTGTTGCGAATGATATGCCGATAGATATAAAATGAGAAAAATTACATGTGAAAAATGTAGTTCAGATTTTATATGTAATGGTTCAGGGTACGATTGTTGGTGTTTTGACCAGCCTTATATTAGATTGGATAAAACTGAACAATATACTGATTGTTTATGTGAACAATGTTTGATAGAATTATATAATGAGAGAAGCAAAGATAATCATAAAGGATGAAGTCAACTGCAAGATAGAAGGTCTTGAGTTAGACTGCCGCAAGGCATTAGTGCGTAAATTTGAACATGAAGTTCCGGGCGCACGTTACTTACCTGCGGTCCGTCTTGGCCGTTGGAACGGCAAGGTAAGTTATTGTAGTCTAGCAGGTAGTACATACATAAATCTTATACCTGATATTGTACCCATATTACAAGAATATGATTATGATATTAATCTAGTAGACCTGCGCGAATATCAAACATCTTATACGTTTGAGAAAATCACTGAAAATAGTTTTAGTAATAAGGTATGGACAAAAGGTCATACACAAGAAGGTGAACCAATCATTCTGCGCGATTATCAGGTAGAGATCATCAATAATTTTTTAAGTAATACACAATGCATTCAAGAAGTAGCGACCGGCGCTGGTAAAACAATTATGACTGCTGCTCTATCTAAAAGCGTAGAGTATTATGGGCGTAGTATTGTTATAGTCCCTAACAAGAGTTTGGTAGTACAAACTGAGGCAGACTATATAAATCTTGGATTAGATGTTGGTGTATACTTCGGTGATAGAAAAGAATACAACAAGAAACATACAATCTGTACTTGGCAAAGTCTTAACAACTTATTAAAGAACACAAAAGCGGGCGAAGCAGAAGTAAGTATTAAAGAGTTTATTGAGGATGTAATTTGTATCATGGTCGATGAAGTGCATATGGCAAAAGCAGACGCACTAAAGCAATTACTAACCGGCCCTTTCAGTCATATACCTATACGTTGGGGACTGACTGGAACTGTGCCTAAAGCTACATATGAGCAAGTTAGTTTGTTAGTCAGTCTTGGATCTGTAATCGGCAAACTTAGTGCTGCGGAACTACAAGAGAAAGGAGTACTAGCACAATGTCATGTAAATGTGATACAGTTAAAAGATGGGGTAGAGTTTACAAACTATCAAAGCGAATTAAAGCATTTACTTGAAGATGAAAAACGTTTGGATACTATAGCTAAATTAGTTAGTAAAATTAAAGAGACTGGTAACACGCTTGTACTTGTTGATCGTGTAAATGCAGGGCGCGAATTACAATCACGTATAGTGGATAGTGTATTCATATCGGGCGAGACAAAACTAATGGAGCGTAAAGAAGAATATGACGAAATTAAGACTAGCAATACTAAAGTTATTGTTGCCACTTATGGAGTCGCTGCTGTGGGTATTAATCTCCCTCGCATTTTCAATCTTGTTCTTATTGAGCCCGGTAAGTCATTTATCAGAGTTATCCAATCGATTGGACGCGGTATTAGAAAAGCGGAAGACAAGGATCACGTAGAAATTTGGGATATTACTAGCGATTGTAAGTTTGCCAAACGTCATCTTACACAACGTAAGGCATATTACAAAGAAGCAAAGTATCCATTTAGTCTTGAAAAGCTTGATTACAGATAACTTTTATATTAAAATAATAACATGAGGATACTTACACTAGAAAATACAGCATATAATTTAGAAACGTTGCCTGATGAAATTGACGACTTACGTTTTGCTATACTTGATAATAGCAATCCTCAAGCCGTAGATTATCATTATATTCCATTAATATTTTTGGAGAGTTTTAATGCTCCCGCGTTAGTACTTCAAGTAGGAAAACAAAAGGTAAAGATGCCGTTAGACTGGCAAATCCTTATAGGAGAAAAGGATCATGGGGATTTAGAAACATTACCACTAAGCAGTCTAAATGATAGAGGGTTTAGTGCATTTCAATTTAATCCGTTAACATCATTTAGTCCAACATTTATTCCTATTGAAATTGCAGATATCTATCACGATGTAACATGGTATAGTCCTAGATTGCGTAATGGTCAATTTTTATGTGTTCCAATCGAAGAAGGGCCCAAACCACAGTGTATATATTTCGTAAAAGAGATCAGCCGCAACTGTGAGATCGTTGATTATAATCAGGTGTTTTGATGATGTACGGTATTAAAGTTCCATTATCCTTAGATAATCATGGTGAGTATAATGATTGGTTATGGGTCACAGAAGATAGCCAGTTTAAACTTAATCCATTATTATTTGCAGATAAGGAACTAGCTTTAGAATATGCCTTGAAAGTATGGGGGTATAGTGCTATAGTAGAAGAATATGTACAAAACAAAGAAATCAGTTGATGAAAAGTTTGCGAATGTAGATTTTGACCTCTTCGAGGCATTAGCCGCCATTGATCGAAAAGATTATGGTTATTATGATAACTTAACTACAGAACAAAAGAAAAAGTTTGTCCCATACATGCTTATGATTTGGAATAGTTGTATTAAAGGTAGGGCAGACTTACAACGATATTACTTACAAAGTGTAGACTATCATAGTAACCAACACTTACTAAATGAAAATATTAACGATCACCCTAAACTTCAGTGGTTGATGCTTTGCGCGGCAAGTCCTGGTTTAGGACAACAATTTCATCAGTGGATACCTCATATTCCTACCAGAGTAAGTTTACTCAAGGATCACGCAAAAGCTGCTGATATTAAAAATTACTATAAAAAGATTTATCCTAATTCAGATGAAGCTTTGATAGATGAGGCTGCATTGGTATATACATCCGAACATAAAAAGAAAATGTATTTATCTACACAATATCCTGAAATGAAGATATCGGACATTGAAATACTAACACAGTTTGTTTCACAAAATGATATAGATGATTATGAAAAACAAAGCGGAAACTAAAACCTATCACTGTGAGTTTTGTGAAAGAGACTTTATACGTGAGGGTAGTTTTCTTAAACATATCTGTGAAACAAAGAGAAGATATTTGGACCAAGATTATCAAGGAAATCGCATTGGATTCCAAATATGGTTAGATTTCTTTAAAAAGAATAGTCATAGTAAAAAACAAAAAACGTATATTGACTTTGCTAAAAATGCATACTATACAGCGTTTGTAAAGTTTGGGAATTACTGTGTAAATGCTAACGTATTAAATATAAAAAGATTTTCGGATTATCTTCTTAAGAACAAAATAAGTGTAGATAATTGGGCAAGTGATAAACAGTATACAATTTTTTTAATACAGTATTTGCGTGATGAGGATCCATTGGATGCTATAGCACGTAGTATTGAAACTACAATAACTTTAAGTAAAGAAGATAAGATACAAACAAAGGATTGTTTAAGATATGGGAATAAAAACAAAATTTGTTATAATATTACAACAGGTAAAATAAGTCCTTGGATGTTGTATCATAGCGAAAGTGGATTAAGTTTTTTACAATCATTAGACCAAACACAACTAAAGATGGTTTTCGATTACATTGATCCGCAAAAATGGAATATAAAATTTAGACGAGATCAAGAAATATTAGATCAGGTTAAAGACCTATTAAGTGCAGCTGGGTATTAGTGTGAAACCCAATAATTATAAAGCTATATTAACTGAAGGTGAAGGTTATAAAATACTTCCAGCTTTAATTCCACAAAAACTTGTTAGTAATTTTTTAAATAGAATTAAAGATTTATATCCTGTACGT